ACTGCGGGCCGCGAAAATCAAACTGGAAGCGAAGGCTACTCTGATTGTAGATAAACCCACAGCGGTCGCATCGACCAAATGCCCTTGGGTTACTAGGGTCTACATTCGCACGACCATGAAACCTATAGGACATTTTTACATCCTAAAGTAGCCGGACAGCCCCGGGGTCAGGTAAATCGGAACGTTTTCAGTATCCTGCGTTGCCGCAATCATGTATGCGGATTCTGCGTTAGTCCCCAACATCGGCACACGATCAGGCGCATAAATTGCCGCCAAACGAGCCGCCAAGCCCGACGAAAACGCATCAAACCAGCGATATGGGATATCAACAGTCTGCCCGTTATCGTAGTTCGCGTCTTGAATCTGTTTAACGCGGTAATACCGCAGCGTGTACTGGTTGTCCTGATCAGGGACGGGCCACAAAGTTACCGTCGGGTTAATCAAGCGGTCAAACCAAAACACCGTGGGCGGGGCTTGCTGGTTTTTGTTTGGGGTTTGGCTGTACTCTGAACGCGAAATTGGCATGATCACACGATCAAACTGGCTTTGACCCGAACCAGTCGAGATATACGCGTCCAGTATCATAATGGTGTTGGACGGGACGTTGTAAGTCGTGATGCCTTGAGACAAAACAACCGTTTGAACGTCCACTTCCCATAGATTAACGCCGCGATTGGACCAGTTCGACAACATCAAATTGGTTTCCATGCGGGCATCTTGCATATGCTCTTGCAACAACGCAGTACGGCGCACACCGCAACGCGCAAATGCGTTGAGTACCAATTCCCCTAAAGATGGGTTAAAATTGTATGTACCGCTGGTTGCCATGTAATTCCTATGTAATTAGTAAGAAACCATACCAGCTTGGTTAAAGTTAACATGTACGGAAGCAGATGTATTGGAGCCAGCGTTGCTGATGTACACACGCATCATTGTTGGAATACCAGCTTGGTTGGCGTTCTGCGCAGTTGTTGCGTTAACAAGAGCGGCAGTACCGGAATTGATCCAGCGAACAGATGTATATGGCACCGGGTTTGAGGAATCATTGGGGTTATCACCAGTCAACTGGATCGAGTAAGTAATAGCCGTCGATCCACCCGTATCCGTTTGAACGTAAATGCTACTGTCAGCATACAGGTCAAGGTTTACGGGGCGGCTGGATGCAATACCGTTGGTACCAATGCTTACGGTCCCAGCAGATGCGCCGGAGGCAACAACGGATGTTACGGTTTTAAAGTCGTAAATGGTATAAACTGTAGATGCGTTTGCACCAGTCAAAACTTCGGATGCGGACTGGTTGTTCCAGTCTGTGCCAGTGACGGTAAATGTAATGCCGCTGTCATTGCCCGCAGATGTAAAAAGAACGCGGCGAGGCTGATCAAGCGTTGCTACACCGCCGGAAACCAAGGAACCGTTAAGCGTCACTGCTCCAGCCCCGCCAATGGAAGATGCGGTGCGAATGTTTGTCGCGCTTGGTGCCGCGTATGGACCGCAATTAACAATTACAGAACGCATATCATTTACCCTTCTTTCGAGCCATAGCTGCATTGTCTACCAGATTTGGGTAGGGTCTGCCAGCGGCCCGTGCGTGTGCTTTGGCAAGTGATTTTTGTTTGGTGGACAAATGCTTGTGATGAGCATCTTTTTCCTGCGGATGTTCCCAGAATGGTTTCTTTTCCATTAGCAACCCCACTTTCTCAACGCTTTGTTAATCCGACTGTCCGGATCGTGCGCATTCTTGTGATTGGTCAATTTAGACCGCATACCTTCCATCCGGCTACAAAATGAATGATGCCGTGAGTTATGCGTATCTTTGGTCGGTGCTTTAAGAGTACCGCCAGTTTCGTGATGATAGGATTCGCGCCCTTTGGCGTTCAACCCGCCGGACGGACTTTTGCCTTCTGATCGTTGCCAAGCTGGTGTGGACATCCGTCTCTCCAAATGAAAAAAGGGGGCGTTAGCCCCCCTTTTAAGAATGGTGCATCTTCTTCAACGTTTTGGCTAGATTGGCACGTTTCGCAAGCAAGGGGTTGTCGCTATGCGCCGCTTTCTCTAGCTTCTTGGCGGGGATTTTCTCCCCCGCCGGAACGTGAAGCTGTTTATGAAGGGCACCCGGGTGCTTAATCGCGCCCTGTATCCACTTCACGCCGCCCCCACTTTCGTGGTGTGGACGGCTCAGGACTCCCCCGGACCCACGTCGCGACCCGCAGGGGTCTTAACAGCGTGTGCCGAAGAGAATGGGCTCATGTCAGAACCGACTTTACCGCCATGCTTACGAGCAGGACGATCCAGACGGTGCTTGGCCATGTGGCCGTGAGCTTCCAGATGCTTGTGCTTCATTGCGCCGCCACGCTTTTTGTGAGCGGCTTCTTTGACAACGTTAGAGTTTGCACCAGCGTAGATATCGTGTGGGGTTTCGTCATGGACTTCATGACCTTCCGACACTTTACCGCCACGTTTGTGGGCCTTGCGGTGATGCTTCATCGAGTGCTTTTTGACATGCGCATGAATGTCATGCTCATGATGACCATGATGTTCGTGGTGCATGCCGTGTGATTTATGAGCCTTCATGGGTCATGTCCTCATTATGCTTGGGTAACGCCAAACAGGCCCGTAATGGAACCAATATTGGCTGGAGTGATAAACTGGCGGACAACCAAACGTTTGGAAGCGTCAGCAGCCGACTGCAATGCATAAGTGCCGCGAACGTCACCTGTGCTAGTAGTAGCAGGACTGGTTGTGACAGCAGCGGTATAACCCGTATTCGCAGTGATACCAGTGGCATTGTAGTTAATGGATACATCGCCAAAGTTATCAGAACGAAGTGGGAAACCGTAGATGTCGGTGGTGCCAATGGAGTAGTTATGCGCGTCAGTAAACGCCGGGACAACCGACGAAATATACTTAAACGCTTTTTTTCCGTTGACAGTTGTCGCACTTGCAGGAGCAGCAATCACTTCCGACATTGGTACGCCATAAATGTCGTAGCCACTGATGGTAATGTTGCCGCCCGTAGCCGATGCGGAACCAGTGACGCTCACTGCACGAGAAACCATAGCCTGCGGATTCCACAAAGAAATGGTATTCGACTGACCGAATGGCTGCGCAAGAGCGGTTGTGCCAGTAGCCTGCGCCGTCATAGTAGTCGAAGACGCAGTATCATCACCCTGCACGGTATAAGTGCCAGCACCACCAGCAGGACCAGTAAGCTGGTTCACAATGGTTGTACCAGTGTTAACACCAGTACCAGTAACAGTCATACCAATGGAAATCGTGCCCGTGAGGGACGAAACCGTCAGAACGCTGCTAGCAATCACGCCCGTGAAGGACGCGAAAGCATCGACCATCAGAAGACCAGTTACAGCCACTCCGGTGTTGTAGTTAGTGCAAGAAGCACCAACCGAAACACCAGTGGAGGTGGAGTTGGTGGACACAAGGGTCATTGCAGTACCGCTTACAACGTTTGCGGCTGCTGCGATTGCAGCATTACCCAACGCGTAAGGAGCGTAATTGATGGTCATTGCATCAGATGTTGCAAAACCCGCAGTAAACGCTCCAAAGTTCTGACCCGGGACGTAGTTGAAGTTTGGACGTGGATCAATCCGGCCCACGCCGCCCCAGAAGAGCGACGGGCCGAGATCGGGGTTATAATCCGTTACGAGGCCGATAGTGTTCTGCCCGAACGAAATGAAAGGACCGGAGTTAGCTGAAATAGACATTTGCTGTCTCCAATCTTACGAGGTGGGGAATGAACCGTAGATCGAACGCCAGTTGTAGTAGCCGACCGAATAACGCTCGTAGCCCTTCACCAACAGGTTGTCTGTCGTGAAATCCACTTGCATATCCATTTCGAAGGGGACGCGCTCCATGTACACCAGACCCTTAACGTTGGTCAGAAGGAACCAAGCGTAGTTGGAAGTCAGGAAGTCCATGACCATGTAACCTTCTGGCAAGCCGCCAGCGGTCATGAGGATCGCGTTCACGTCGTTGTCTGCCGTACCGGGACGCAACTGGGTCTTTGTCAGGCGAATCGCGACTGGCTCCAAAGAAGGAGGAACAATCAGCTTGCGACCACGGGCGAAGATTTTAATGCCAGCAATGTCACGGAAGTTCTGACGAATCGAGACCATACCGTTCAACAAGGTTGCTTCGTTGAGGTCAACGTCAACAGTTGGCTTGTTGGCAATGGTGGTACCATCAATAGGATGCGAAGTGGAGCAAAGAGCAACACCGTCACCGCCGATTGCAGCGTTGTAGGTCGTAGCCGTGTTCAGAACGTTGGCGGAATAGATTTCCTTGGTCTGATGGAAAGATTCCACGAGGCCGAGGTTGGTTGGCTTGAACTGCGCTTTGTACAGGTTATCGTCGATAGCCTTACGGGTGATCGCGTAACCGAGAGCGATTTCGTTATGTTCCTGATTGTAGACATAACGTTCGCCAGCGGCGTTATCGAACTGGGTGTTACCACCTTCAGTTTTCAAAGCGGCGAGGCCGAGGTAGCGCATTTCTGCGGTGCGTTCCAGAGCCATGTTTGACTTGGTGATTTCAAACACCTTGTCGTACTGGCTTGGAATCTGGGTGTACTTGCCTTCAACGCCACGGAGACCGGGGAGGAGAAGGTCACGAATCTGACTAAGATTAATAGCCATTGTGTATTACTCCTTACAGGCCAGCAGTGGTGCGGAAGGTCTGATTGTTGAACGCTACAGTGATGTAGTTGTACGGAGTAGTAGTGTCCGTACCGTTCGCGCCCGGAGGCTGGGTAATCAGATTGAGGATGCGGAATGCATAGTTAGTCGAAGTACTGATGTTCGCCTGATTGGCGTACGCAATCGACTGACCGCTAAACTGCTGCGAAGAAGTTGGCGAAGTCGTAAGACCAGACCAGTCAATGTTCTTGCCGACGTTTGCCTGCACTACAGCGGACGAACCGCTCGACTGCACTTTGAACGTAGCCTGTGGATCAGTGATAACCCATGCAGTAATGACAGTGCCCGACGGCACGGTCGTGCTACCGGGCCAATATGGCGACCAGATAACGCGGTTTACTGCGGAGGAGTAGTATTCACAACCGATGAAAACACCAAGAATCTGGTTTGCACCGACAGTTGCGGCAGTCAAGTAACCGCCCGAGAGGGAGACGGGATCGCCCGTCATGTAGTAGTTAGAATCACCACTAGCAATCAACCACTGCGATTGGCCCAGAGAACCTTCACGCCCGTCGAGGAAGCCAGCAAGTTGGAAACCATTGGGCGCAGATGTGTTCGCCATAGGTAGCTCCTGTCTGGAATGATCTTACTTTTGACAGCGCGTCACATTAAGATCAGTCAGAAAAGCCCGCTACGGCGCGTAACGGAAGTGAATACGCGATAAATACCATGATGAATATTTATCGCGCAAGTGTGTTAAAGGAAAAAATTACAATAATCTTAACCTTTGGGAATTTCCATTGGGATATATTCTTTCTTAACGACCTGACGACGCTGGTCGCGCTCGAAAGTGCCGCTAGGAGCCATACCCAATGCGCGTTCTTTTTCATTTACAACGCGGCGGGCTTCCTGCAATTCCAAAAACTTGGCGCGATTAGAGATTTCCGCTGGGCGTTCCATTAAAATCATGCCCTCGCGAATGATTGGACCTTTATGATTGGCAGGCATCATTGATGGATGACGTGATGAATCGACTGCTTCCCAACCAGTCTGCGCCAATTCAACTTCATACGAGCCATCTTTCATGCCCATAGTCTCATAACGCTTCCAATTGTAGTCCCATCCATCCGGGATATCGCGTGGATCAATGTAAAACTTGTCATAAACAGTTGCATCCGAATCTTCATTGCGCGAACGAGAGCGAATCTGTTCCGCACGAAGGTTAGCTTCACGAATCCCGCGTGTTACAGGGGCCGATTTGGTTTCGATTTCCATATTTTCCACGGTATTTACCTCATGTGGCTGGTAATTGGTTGAATTAGGGACACTTTCGTCCTTGCGGGGGCGTCCCGGTCCACGTTTAATGTCACTCATAGCTTCAACTGACCCTTTTTGTTGTAATAAAGCATTGCTTCCGCGTATTCTTCGTCACTCATACCCAGCACTTCTTCCGCATAAGCCCTCATTTCGGGGGTAAGTGTAATGCGGACTTGGTTATTGTTCATGGTTGGAACGCTACCGCCACGTGCAACGGGTGCTGCGGTAACAATATTGCGCTGACGTGTGTTCTGCGGTGCAGCTTTTTCAACCAAACCCAATTCG